ACGCCAACCATCGCGGGCTCGTTCGTCGGTGAAGGTCTGCCGATCCCGGTGCGTCAAGGTGCGTTCACCTCGCAAACCCTCACACCGAAAAAGATGGCCGTCATCACGACATGGACGCGTGAGATCGACGAGCACTCGATCCCGGCGATCCAAGGTCTGTTGCGCGACGCCATCCAAGTCGACACGGCGGTCTCGCTCGACGCGATCTTGCTTGACACGAATCCCGCGACGACTATTCGACCGGCCGGGATCCTCAACGGCGTCTCGGGCCTGACGCCGACGGCGGGCGGCGGTTTCACCGCGTTGACCGGCGATATCAAGGCGCTCTCGGGCGCGTTGCTCACCGGCACGCTCGGCAACGTGCGCAACCCGGCGTGGCTGATGAACCCGCAACAGGTCAACAGCGCGGGCCTCGTGGCAGCTCCCGGCGCGGGCGTGTTTCCGTTCCGCGACGAGATCGGTCGCGGGCAGCTCGGCGGCTGGCCGATCATCGACTCGGGCACCGTGCCGCTCGGTACGGTCATCGCCATCGACGCCGCCGATTACGTCAGCGTGACCGGCGACGGGCCTCGATTTGAAATTTCTGATCAGGCGACGTTGCACATGGAGGATACCGCACCGGCCGATATCGTGAGCGGACCATCCGGCACACCGGCCCCGGCGACGCCGGTCAAGTCGATGTTCCAGACCGACTCGCTGGCGTTGCGGCTGATCCTGCCGGTCAACTGGACGATCCGCCGCGCCGGAACCGTGGCGTGGATGGCGGGCGTTACTTGGTAATCGCGGAGTCCCCATCAATGCACGCGATTTGATGGGGACTCGTTGTTTCCCGAAACATGAAAGGCAAGCCAATGACCGACACCACCGCAGACCATGCCGCCAAGGCGCAGACCGAGGCGGAAAAGAAACGCGCTGACGAGACGAAAAAGAAACTCGCCGACGAGCGCAAGGCGCGCGAGGACCGCAGCGGCAAGGCGGCCAAGGCGGCGGGCGATATCAAGCCGACGCCGACGCAAGAGGAAAACGATCTCGCGGCCTCGGGCGTGCACGTCGCCGAGCATGAGGACGACGGCAGCGGGCCGGATCCGAACACGCCCGCACCGGACGCGCTCGGCCATACGACAAAGCAAGTCGAGGCGAACAAGACCAAACCCGGCTACACCACGCGGCAAACGGCAACGTGAGCGTACGCGGATTCCTGACAAGGGTCGCGGGCGGGATCGTCGGCAAAGCCGAAGGCGATTATCGCCCGGGCCCCTACTACCTGCCCGTAACGGGCGGCTGGCTGCCCGATGGCGTTCCCGATAATTGGTGGCAGCTCGGCTACACGCCGATATCGGGATCGACCTCGGCAATGGTCGAGGCGTGCGTCTCGGCCTACGCGCAGACCGTCGCCATGTGCCCGGGCTCGCAATGGCGGCTCAACGACAACGGCGGCCGCGAGCGCGTCATCAACTCGGCGCTTTCGCGCGTGCTGCGCCGCCCGAACGATTATCAAAGCATTTCCGACTTTTTGCTCAACGTCACGCGGCAGCTCTATTTGACCGGCAACGCCTACGCGCTGGCGCTGCGCAACTCGCGGTTCGAGATCGACGAGCTGCATTTGATGAACGCCGATATCAGTTATCCGCGCGTCGCCTATAACGGCGAGATCTTTTACACGCTCGGCGGCAACGACGTGATCGCGATGCGGCTCGACTCGCGCGAACAACTCGTGGTGCCGATGCGCGACGTGCTGCATATCCGGCTGCACACCGAGCGCACGCGGTTTCCGGTGCCGCTGGTCGGCCTGTCGCCGCTGGTCGCGACGTATTTCGACGTCGGCGTCGTCAGCTCCATCGCGCAGCAACAGACCTCGTTTTACAGGAACGAGGCGCGGCCCTCGGCCGTGCTCTCGACCGATCTCGTGCTCGACAAGGATCAGGTCGCCGCGCTGCGCGACCGCTGGAACGAGCAAGCGCGCGGCATGAACCAAGGCAAGACGCCGATCCTCACTGCCGGGCTCAAGGTCATGCCGTGGGCCGTCGGCGGCAAGGACGCGGCGACCGCCGAGATCCTCAAGATCAGCAACGAAAATATCGCGCTGGCGTTTCGCATCCCGTTGCAAATCCTGGGGCTCTCGACCGCGCCGGTCGCCTCGACCGAGATCCTCATGCAATCGTGGATCGCCTCGGGGCTCGGCTTTTGTCTGAACCATATCGAGGAAGCGTTCGGCCTGTTGTTCGATCTCGACGGGCAGCCCGACGAGTATGTCGAGTTCGACACGGCGGCGCTGTTGCGCTCGGCGATGAAGGATCGCATCGACGCGCTGGCGCGCGGCGTGATCGGCGGCATCTATGCGCCGAACGAGGCGCGCGAGCTTGAGGGCTTGAAAAGCGTGCCGTTCGGCGACGAGCCGCGCGTGCAGCAACAGGTCGTGCCGCTATCGGCGGCGTCGAAGATCCCGGCAGCACCCGCGCCCGGCGCGGCCCCGCCGTCGCCAGCACCGCCGCCGCCGTCGCCGCCCGAGAAAAAAGGTTTGACCGATGCCGAACGCAATCGAATCCGTCGACAGGTTAGACAAGCACACCGAATCAATCGCCTCGCTGGCTGAAATCGTCGCCGAGGAAATCGCGGCAGCGGCGGGGCAAGCCGAGCGCGAGCGCGACCTGTTGCTCGGCAAAAAACTGGTCGAGCATGAATTGCGTCTGATCCAGTTGGAGCAATGCGTCCGCGAGCGGCTGGCGTCGCTGCGCGATGGCGAGAAAGGTGAGCGCGGTGAAAAAGGCGACAAAGGCGACAAAGGCGAAACGGTTAAAGGCGAGAAAGGCGAACAAGGTCCGCCGGGCGACAAAGGCGAATCAATTACGGGCGAAAAAGGCGAGCCGGGCGCGCCGGGCCAAGACGGCAAGAACGGCAGCGACGGCGCAGCCGGAAAAGACGGCGAACGCGGAGATCCCGGCGAACGCGGAAGCGACGGCCGATCATTCCGAATCCGCGACACCTACGACGCCGCCGAGCGATATGAGCAATGCGACGTCGTAACGCTCAATGCGACGTGGTTCGTCGCGCGCCAAGATGATCCCGGGCCGTGTCCCGGCCCCGGCTGGAAGGCCGGGCCGAGCGCAAAGCGCGGCGAGAAAGGCGAACGCGGCGAGCGCGGGCAACGCGGCGAGCCCGGGCCGCAAGGCCCGACCATCGTCGAGTGGGATATCCGCACCGCGAGCTACGAGGCGGTGCCGCTGTTGAGCGACGGCACACGCGGCGCGCCGATTGCGCTGCGCGCGCTGTTCCAGCAATTCCAAGCCGAGACGGCGTAACATGCAGCGCAACGTCGTCGTCGTCACCCCGGCCACGACCAACGACTTGCTCTCGCTCGACGAGCTCAAGATCGCGCTCAACATCACGTCGACGGTTTCTGATCCGTTGCTCGCAGGGATCATCACCCGCGTCTCGGGCGAGATCGCCGCCTACTGCAACAACCGCGTGTTCGGTTACGAGACGGTGGTCGAGACGTTCACCGAATTGTCGAGCGACGACGCGAACCGTCTCTACCTCGCGCGCTTTCCGGTGCCGCAAGACGATACCGGGATCACGTCGATCACCAGCGGCAGCGCGACGCTCGCCTATCCGAACGGGCTGTTGCTCGACTCGTTGTGGGGCAAGCTGACAATGCCGAGCGGCACGTTCGCCGAGCAAACCATCATCGAATACTCGGGCGGCTATAATCTGCCCGACGAGGCCCCGCCCGCGCTCAAGCAAGCCGCCGTGATGCTCATGCGCGAGGCGTATTACGCAACCGTGCGCGGCGACGCCAGCGTGCGAATGCTCGGCCACAAAGAAAGCCGCATCATTTATTTCGATCCGAATTTGCTGGCGCGCGCGGTTGGCGGCACGACCGGCGGCACGCCCGCGCAGCGCGCGACGCACGACCTGTTGACGCATTTCACGCGCTACGAGGCTTGAACACACATGCTGCAAGTGACGATGGATCCCGGGCCGCGCCAGATCAAGCAATTCATCACCGAGGCGTTGCAAAAGGATATCACCGGAGTCCATCCGACCGAGGTCGTCGTGTTCAAGAACGTGCGCTACGCGTGGAAAAAACGCTACAGCGACAACGATCTCGTCAAGATCGTGACGGCCGAGGACGGCGCGGTCTGCAAGTTCTGCATCGACATGGCGCAGCACAATCCGTATCGCTACGGCGACGCGAAAAAATTGCTGCCGCATCATCCGAAATGCCGCTGCCAGATCCGCTCGCTGCGCGCGACCGATCCCGGCTACCTGTTGCAGCCGACAATGAAAAAAGCGCGCGGCTACATGAAAGTATGGCTGCACAAGACGCTCAAGCACAAAGGCCAAAAAACACCGCAGCGCGGCGCAACGATCAAGCGTCTGCGCAAAAAGGGGCAGCGCGTGGTCGCGCCGAGCGGCTACCGCGCGGTGCGGATCAGGACGAAATAAATGCCGGTCAACTTTTCCGATCTCGTGTATCTGCCGAATTTCGATATGTTCGCGCGCGCGATCACGATTACGCCGGTCGCCAGCCAAGCCGGGCAGCCGAGCTACGCGTCGCGCGGCATCTTCGACACCGTGCCGATTGACGTCGTGGCGCTCGACGGCTCGATCCTCTCCGAGCAACGCACCATCCTCGACGTGCGCGACGTCGAGCTCGCGGTGCTGCCGATCCAAGGCGATCAAGTCGCGATCCCGGCCGACGGCGGGCTGCCCGACGCGGGCAATTGGGAGGTGATCGACAGCGTGCGCAACGGCGGCGGCGAAACCACGCTGACGCTGCGCAAGCTCATGGCAGCGAAACCGGCGCTGCGCGTGATCAAGCGGCCATGACTCAGCCATGACGCAAACCCCGGCCTACGTCGTGCGCGACGCGATCTATACCCGCGTTGTCGCCATGCCGTTCTTTGCCGGGTTCACGTTCTCGAAAAACAAGATGCTGCGCGTGCAGACGCAGGATCTGCCGCACGTCGGCGTGTATATGATCAACGAGCTGTTGCTGCCGGAAGGCGACCCGAACGCGGGCGATATCCGCTTGCGCGATAGTGCGCGCTACGGCTTTTCGGTGATGATCGTCGATAACGAGAACGAGGACGGCGAGGCGACGCTCGATGAGGCGTTCGACGCCATCACCAACGGCCTGTTGTGCGACACGACGCTCACCGGATTCAATCGCAAATTGTTGCAGGGGATCACGCGCGGCGAGCGCATGAACGTGTACGGCTCGGTCGCGCTCGACAACGAGACGCCGGTCCTCGAATTGCAGTTCGACATGACCGCCGATCTCGGCACCGCGATATTCAAGCCGACCATTGTCGACGACTTCAACGTGCTGCACGTCGACGCGCGTCCGATCCAGAACCCCGACGCGCCCATCGTCGCGATGGAGTGGAACATGCAGACCGGCGAGATCAACACCAAGCGAGGAAGCAATGGCAAAAATCAAAGTAATGCCAAACCGCGAAAGCGTGCCGCCGCATCCGATTGACGGCGCGATCCGGCCCGAGGGCTCTATGTGGACCGCCGATCAATACACGTTCCGGCTGATCCGCGACGGCGACATTGTTGAGGTGCCGCCCGAGGGAAGCGGCGACCCGCAACGCTCGCCGCCAGATCCCGGCAACGAGCAAAAAACAAAACCCCGAGGGCCCCGCTAAGGGCCCTTTTTCTTTTCTCGTAACAGGGAGTCGATCATGCCTATCTCGTTTAATTCCATCCCGCAGGGCTGGAAACTGCCGCTCGTTTACATCGAGGTCGACCCCTCGCAAGCGGGCACGCCGACGTCGCAAAAATACGCGTTGCTCGTCGACTACAAGCTCGCCAGCGGCATCGCGCCGCCCGACGTGCCGATAGCGTGCGGCTCGGTGTCCGACGCGAACAATCTCGCCGGGGCGGGCTCGCCGCTCGCGCGCATGTACGCGCAGTTTTTCGCGCTCAACAAGTCGACGCCGGTCCTCTTGCTGCCGATGGCCGAGGCGGCCGCTGGCGTTGTGGCACATGGCGACGTCGTTATCACCGCCGGGGCGACGCAAGCGGGCGAGCTCGCGCTCTATGTCGCCGGGCAAAAGGTGTCGGTGCCCGTCGCTGCTGGCGATACGCCGACGCTGACCGCAACAAACATCGTCGCAGCAATAGCGGCGATGCCAAGTCTGCCGGTCACGGCGACGGCGGCGGCTGGAACGGCGACGCTCACCTCGAAATGGAAGGGCATCAGCGCCAACGATATCAACGTCGCGATCAACGTGCTCGGGCCGAACGGCGGCGAAATGCTCCCGGCCGGGCTGGCGCTCACGCTGCCTGTCGGCGGCGTGCTGGCGAGCGGCGTCGGCGTGCCGGTATGGACGACGGCCATCGCCAACCTCGGCGACGAGCCGTACGAATACGTCGGCCTCGGCTTCAACGACAGCGGTTCGTTGCTGGCGTGGGAAACCGAATATGGATTCTCCGATTCCGGCCGGTGGGGCTGGCTGCGCGAGATCTACGGCCATGTGATCTCGGCCAAGCGCGACACCTACGCCAACCTGTTCACCTACGGCCCGACCAACAACAGCGGCGTCGTCTCGCTCATGGCGGTCGAGCCGGATTCGCCGTCGCCGCTGTACGAGTGGATCGGCGCTTATACCGCGCGCGCGGCGGGGGCGTTGTCCATCGACCCGGCGCGGCCATTGCAGACCCTGACGTTCGACGGCATCACACCGGCCCCGAAACATTTGCGCTTTAACAAAACGCAACTCAACGGGCTCGCGGGCGTCGGCCTCGCCGTGCAGATGGTCAACGCCGCCGAGCTCGTCGCCATCGGCCGCGAGCAAACGACCTATCAAAAGAACACGCTCGGCCAAGCCGACAACGCCTACGAGCTGATGACGACGCTGGCGACGCTGGCCGAGCTGTTCCGGCGTATGCGGCAGAACATCACCAACAAATACCCGCGCTCGAAACTCGCCGACAACGGCACGCGGTTCGGCCCCGGGCAAGCCATCGTCACGCCGAACATTATCCGCGCCGAGCTCGTCGCCGAGTACCGGCAGAACGAATACGACGGCCTCGTCGAGAACGGCGACGCGTTCAAGGCGAATCTTATCGTCGAGCGCGACGACACCGATCCGAACCGCGTCAACGTCCTCTACCCGCCCGACGTCATCAATCAGCTCAGGATGTTCGCCGTGCTCGCGCAATTCCGCTTGCAGTACCCACTCGCGCTGGCCGCCTGATTGTGCCGCCTAACTAACGGAGTCAAACCATGTCGAACAGATTTGCGGGCGTTGCCTATTGGAGCGTCGACGGGCGGCAACTCGCCGTACGCGGCAATCTTGAGGTCATGCCGTCACGTTTCGAGCGCACCGGCATCGCCGGGCAAGACGCGGTGCACGGCTATTCCGAATTGCCGGTCGTGCCCTACGTCGCGGGCGACGTCTCGACGCTTGAGGGGACGTCGGTCGAGGCCATCGACGCCGTGACCGATTCGACGATCACCGTCGAAATGGCGAACGGCAGCGTGTTCGTCTTGCGCAACGCGTGGCGCGCCGAACGCTCGACCGTCAACACGCGCGACGGTCAATTCCATGTGCGGTTTGAGGGCATGAGCTGCGACGAGCTCGTCGCCGCCGCCGCCTAGAAAGGCAACGCATGAGCGTGACCGATCTCAATGCGCGCGCCGCCAGCGCGCCGCCGCTGCCCGAGGAACCGCCGCCGCCGATCCCCGGCTACAGCATCGAGCTCTCGAAACCTATCGAGGCGCACGGCCAGCAGATCACCAAGCTCGTGTTCCGCGAACCGACCGGGCGCGACCTGTTGAACGTCGGCAACCCGGTGATCTTCGATCCGATCTCGGATCCGCCGAAAGTCGTGCACGACGAGCGGCGCATGAACGCCATGCTCTCGTTGCTCGGCAACGTGCCGCCGTCGTCGATCCTCGCGCTCGCGCCCCGCGACTGGATTACCTGCGCGTGGGGCATCACCCCTTTTTTTATGCCGTGGCCCGGCAAGGCGTAGAGGTCGATCTCGTCGGCGACTGTTGTCGGCTCGCGGTCACGTTCCAATGCAGCCCGACGCAATTCCTCGACCTGCAAATGTCGGAGCTCTGGCGGCTCATGGAACGGGCAACCGACGTCGTTGAGGAAATGCGGAGATAACGCGCGATGGCGACCGAGCAAGATGAAGTCGTAAAAATAACCCTTGAGGTCGTCGACAAGTTTTCCAAGCCGCTCGACAATTTGGTGCGCGAGCTCGCCAAGATCGACGACAAGACGAGCGACAGCGGCAGCAAGGGCAAAAAAGCGTTCGACGGGATGCGCGACAGCGTGAACGGCGTCGCGGGCGCGTTCAAGATGCTCACCCCCGCGCTCTCGGGCTCGCTCGCCGGGTTCACCTCGCTCGCCGCCGCCGTCGGCACGCTGGCGTCGGCGTTGCACAAGTTCGCCGACAACACCGAAACGCTGCAACGCTTGAGTCACGAAACCGGGATCTCGGCCAACCGGATGCGCGAGCTTGAGGCGGTCTATCGCCGCTTTGGCGTGACGGCGGGCGAGATGCGCGCCGGGATGCGCGGGATCGCCGACGCGATGCACGACGTTCGGCGCGGCGGTCCTATTTTCCAAGAGCTCGCGCGCAGCGGCTTGCCGAATTTCGCCAATCAACTGCGCGGGGCAAAGGACAACGCGCAAGCTCTAGAGCTGATCATCAAAGAGCTCGACCGCATCAAGGATCCGTTCGAGCGGCGGCGATTCCTGGGTATCGTCGGCGGGCCGGAAGGGCTTGCCACCGCGACCGGCGCGCAGCGCGAAAAGCTACTGCAAGAGTATCGCAAGACGAACCCGCCGCCCGACAAGGACACGCTCGAACGCGTGGAACGCTACAACGACGCGCTATGGAAATCCGGCAACGCGGTCGACGCCATCATTCAAAAAGACGCGAAAGACCTCGACACGCTGGCGACGCAACTCGACCTCATGGCAAAGGGCACGCTGGCGGCGAGCGGCGCGCTCGGCGACTTCAATAAAGTGATGGAGGACGTTCGCAAGAACGGCGAGCAAAGCGGCGAAGCGATGCGCCGCAGACTGCCGAAATCGCCGGGCCGCCCGCTGACATGGTGGGAAATGTTGTTCGGCCTCAAGCCCGAAAATCAGTCGCTCGAAGGATCGGGCGGCGGCAAGGGCAAGGACGTCATCAAAAGCGCGACCAGCGAGGGCGTCGTCGACGGCTTTCTCAAGTTCGCGATGCTCGTGGGAAACCGCGACGGCGGCGGCGGTGCGCGCGTGATCCGCGCCTCGCTCGGCGGCAATGACGGTTACGGCGGCAACCGCACGCGCTCGTCGGTCGCCCCGCCGCCCGAGGAATCACCGCGCCCGCCGAGGACGGCATCGCGGCCGCCGCCCGGGGATCCCGGCGCGAGCTCGCCGCGCTCGCCGTCGTCGACCGGCCCGATGGGCGATGGCGCGGATCCGAACCAATCGAACCGGCCCTACCATATCGGCGGCAAGGTCACGATGGACGGCAAGACCTACACATGGGGCTCGGGCGGCGCGGGGCGCGGCTCGCTGCCCTACGGCGACTTTCCCATCAACATCGGCCGAGGCGATATCGGCTCAATCGGCAAACGCATCGGCTCGGTCGCGACGGTCGGCGGCCTCGGCGGCGTGATCAAGGATCCAAAATTTCCCGGGCACCCGCGCGGCGGAATCCAGATCCATTCGGGAAGCGGCTCGACGCTCGATCACCTCTACTCGCAAGGATGCTTTGCCGTCTCGCGCGCGCAATGGCCCGCGTTCAAAAAGGCGTTGCTGGAAAAGGCGCAGCACGGTCAATTGATGCTGCATATCGGCCGCGACGGCTTGGCGACGATCACGACGCGCGGCGAGCGCGAGCGGCCCGAGCTGGCGAACCCGCCGAAGCCGCCCGAGGCCCCGCGCAACCGTCTGCGCGACGCGCAAGCGCAACCGGGCACGATCAAAGGCGACGCCACCGTGCGGATCGACGTCAACGGCTTGCCGCGCGGCTCGCGCATGGCGGCGTCGTCGAGCGGCGTCTTTTCCTCGGTCGAGCTGCATCGCGGCAACACGCTGCCGCTGGCGAGCGAGAGCGCATAATGGCGACACCGCTCTGGCGTCAATTGCTGGTGCCCGCGTTCTTTCGGATGGCCCCGTTTCACGTCGACGTTAATTCGCGCGTGTCGGGGCGGCGCACGGTGCTCCACGAGTTTCCCAAACGCGACACACCCTACGCCGAGGACATGGGCCGCAAGGCGCGCTCGTTTCCCGTTACCGGCTACGTCATCGGCCCCGACTATCAGATCTTTCGCGAGCTCTTGGTCGCCGCGCTGGAAATGGAAGGGCCCGGCCTGTTGATCCTGCCGACGCTGTTGCAGCGCGACACGATCATGGTGCAGCCGCGCGACTACACCGTGCGCGAGACGCGGCAGCAAGGCGGCATGGCCGAATTTGAAATGAATTTCGTCGAGTCTGGCGAGTCGCTGTTGTCGCAGATCGTCAACTCGATCTCGCAGGTGCAAAGCGCGGCCGGGGCCTCGCAGGGGCAAGCGATCACCGCATCGGGCGGCGAGCTTACGCCCGGCTCAAGTTTCGGCGCGGCCGGTTCCGAGGGGGCGGTATTCGGCGGCAACGGCGGCGGCACGGTGACAATCGGCGATCCTGAGATCGGCACCGGCACGCCATGAACGCAGCCGGGCGCGAGGAAGCGGCCAAGGTCGTCGCCACGGTGATCGCCGACCTGATCGCCACGGTGACGATTGACGCCGGGCGGCCCGGCTCGATGTTGCGGCTGGCGTGCGGGGATCTCTTGGCCGACGCCGAGGCGTTGATCGAGGCCGGGCAGATCGCCGCCCCGCTCGCCAACGTGTTCGACCTCGCCCGGCAAGCGAGCGCGACCGTCGAGCAAATGGAAACCGTACGCACGCACACCGCAGCGATCAGCGTGCGCTCGTTCCCGGCGTGGTCGGTCGGCAATACGGCCATCCGGTTCGCGCTCGTGCAATGCGCGCTGATCCTCGCCGCCATGACGTTCGCCAGCCGCCCGCAAGTCGACGCCTATCTCGACCGCATGAACGCGGCGTTCGACAACGCCGAGACGATTGCCGCGAACCGCATGGATCAGGGCTCGTTTCAATCGCTCATCGCGCTGCACGCCGCCGTCACGTTCGACCTCACCACGCGCGCGCGCACCCTGCCGACCATCGTGGTTTACAATTTCGCGGTGTCGCGCCCGGCGTTGTGGATCGCCAACCGGCTGTACGGCGGCGACGACCGCACGCAAGAGCTGATCGGCGAAAACAATCCGGTCCACCCGGCGTTCATGCAAATGCCGGTGCGCGCGTTGTCGCAATAGCATCATGCCGATCCCCCAGGAATTGTGCGTCGTGCAAGCGGCGGGCATCGAATACAAATGGTGGAAAGAGGTCGAGGTGGTTCGCGATCTCAACAACTGGATCTCGACCGCGACGCTCGTCGTCGCCGAGATCGGCGACCTGACAACCGGGGGATGGGGCGCGGTCAAGCTCGCGCCCGGCGTCCCGGCAACGGTCATGCTCGCCGGGCAGCTCGCGGAAACCGGCGCGGTCGCGGTGCGGCAGGTGTCCTACGACGGCGACTCGCACAATGTTCGCATTATCATTCAATCGAAAGTCGCCGACCTGATAAAGTCGACGCTCGACATGCCGCCCGGGCAGTTCAAGAATCAAACGCTCAAACAACTCGGCAGCGCGGCGGCCGGGCAATACGGCATCGGCCTCACCCTCAAGGGGGCGATTGACGGCGCGGAAAAGCTATTCGAGCGCGTGAGCATTCACCTCGGCGAGAGCCCGTTTCAGTTCATCACGCGGCTCGCGCAAATGCGCAACGTGCATATCACCGACGACGCGACCGGCAATCTCGTCGGCACGCGCGGCGGCGGCAGCACGGTCGCCGAGCTGCAAGAGGGCAAGAACATTCTCGCCGCCGAATTGATCTGGTCGAACGACACGGCGGTCGACAAGTTTACCGGCGACGCCGACCTGCCCGCGAACAACGACCATTGGAGCGACAAGGCGCGCGCGACCTCCGCGCAGGCGACGAGCTCGAATACCCCGGCCGGGTTCGCGAAAATTATCCAGCGGATTATCGCGCCGATGCCGGGCGATTCCAAAGACGTGCAGATGTTCGTCAATCACGCGCTCAACCTCAACGCGGCGACGCAATTCGAGGCGCATATCACCGTACGCGGCTGGCTGCGCGACAGCGGCAAGCTATGGCTCAACGAGGTCAACAATTACATTGATCTCAACTCGCCGATGCTGATGCCGCAAGGCAAGGTGACGCTCGGGATTCAGACCGTCACCTGCCGCCAAAGCGACTCGACCGGCACCACGACGACGCTCGGCCTCGTGCTGCCGGATCGGCTCGGCGCGGCCGACAAGCGCATCGACGACAGCGGCACCGGCACCGCGCCGCAGACACCGGGCGACGCCAAAACCTACGCACCGCAGGACGCCTAAATGAGATTCAGCACGCGCACCGTCGGCGACCGGATGCACAACGCGGTCAAGCGCGTGACCGTCGAGGATACGAACGAGGATCCGCTGTTTCGCGAGTCGACGCTCTCGCTCTACACGCAAGAAAAGCAAAAAGAGATCGAGCATATGGAGCCGTACGGCTTTAGCTCGCGCGTCAAGAAACCGACCGGCGACAGCAACGACAAGAAAAAGGCCGAGGGCCTTATGATCTTTACGGGCGGCAACCGCTCGCACGGCGTTCTCGTCGTCGCCGGGGATCGGCGCTATCGGTTGCGCGGCTTGAAAGAGGGCGAGCTCGCGCTGTTCGACGATCAGGGGCAACAGGTTCATTTTACCCGCGACGGCATCGTGACGAGCGCGCCGAAAGGCAAAACGATTGTCGCGCAAATCATGGACAGCGAGAGCGCGCCGCCGCCGCAAAGCCCGTCGAGCTCGGGCACGAGCACCGGCTCGTCGAGCGGCGCGGCCGACGCCAAGAAATACGGGCAATCGCCGCAGACCACGCAAAAGACGTTCGCGTCGTTCACGCTCACCAAGGACGCGCTCGCCATCCAGCACCCGGCCAAGATTACGCTCGGCATCGGCCCCGCTGGCGGCAGCGCGACGGCCTCGGTGGAAATGCTGCCCGACAAGATCACCTACACCGTCGGCGGCTCAAGCCGCGTCGTAACATCCGGCGAAATCAAGGACGCCTCGCCGTCGATCCAGCACAACGGTTGATGCGATGCCGCCAGCGCACAGGCACGGCGACGCGCGCACATGCGGCGCAACGACGGTCGTCGTCGGGCAAAGTTCGACCTACGTCAACGGCAAACTGTGGGCGGTCGAGGGCGATATCAATTCGCACGGCGACGGTCAGCTCATTGCGTCGGTTGCGGCCGTCAAGATCGAGGGCAAACGGGTGATCGTGCACGCGCCCGACGATGCCGTGCCCGACGACCTTTGCTTGCCGCTCGGCGGCGCGCATTGCGAACCGATGACCGCGAGCGGCAGCGGCGACACCTTCGCCGGATAAGGAACCATGCCCGATCTCAGACTCTACGATATCGTGACGCCGTTCGTCGTGACGTTCGACCTGTTGCAAAAGGCCGATAACCTGATCGACGAAACCGAGGCGCTCGCGACCGCCGTGATGGTCGCGCTCGGCACCAACCGGCGCGCCAACGACGACGATATCTTGCCGAACGGCGAGGCCGACACCGACCGCCGGGGATGGTGGGCCGACACCAACGCCGACGTCATTTGGAACGGCTGGCCCATCGGCTCGCGGCTTTGGTTACTGGAGCGGGCCAAGATCACCGACAACATGGCGCGGCAAGGCTCGACGCTGGCGCGCATCGACGCCTATATCCGCGAGGCGTTGCAGCCGTTCACGCAGCAAGGCATGTGCTCGCGCGTCGACGTCACCGTCACGCGCACCGAACTGCAAAAGATCGTCGCGACCGTCTTGCTCTATCGCGGGCCGCTGCCGACGATCCAGCTCCAATATCAATCGCTATGGGCCGAGATCGGAGGGTGATCTAAATGCCGTGGTCAACCCCTAGTCTCGACGACGTGCGCAAGCAAAACCGCGACTACATCACCGCGCGGCTGCACTCGGCGGCGATGATCCCGAACAGCGTGTTGCGCGTGCTCTCCGATGCGAACGCCGGGCTCGCGTTCCTCGTCTTGCTGTATATCGACTGGCTGGCGCTGCAACTGTTGCCCGACACGGCCGAAACCGAATGGCTCGACCGGCACGCGGCGATATGGCTGCCCGCCGACGGCCGCAAGCCCGCGACGTTTGCCGACGGCTCGGTGACGGCGACCGGCATCACCGGCAGCGTCGTGCCGCAAGCGACGCAATTGTCGTCGTCGACCGGCGTGCTGTACGAGACGACCGAACAGATCACCGTTGGCGCGGGAGCGACGCCGGTCAACGTGCGCGCCATCGACCCAGGAATCGCGGGCAACCTCGACGCAAGTTCTAGCCTCGCGTTCGTCAGCGCATTACCCGGCGTCGACGGCAGCGTGATCGTCGTGCAAATGGACGGCGGCGTCGACGTCGAGAGCGACGACGAGCTGCGCGTGCGCGTGCTTGAGCGGATCCAGCAACCGCCGATGGGCGGCGCGGCGTACGACTATGTTGCATGGGCGTTGCAGGTGCCCGGCGTGACGCGCGCGTGGGCCGCGCCCGAGCAAGGCGCGGGCACGATCACCGTGCGCTTTTTGATGGACGATCTGCGCGCCGACGATGACGGATGGCCGACGCCCGACGACGTGATCGCCGTCAAGGATTACATCGACCTCAAGCGTCCGGTCACGGTCAAGGACAGCTACGTCGCGGCCCCGATCAAGCAATTCCTCGACATTACGATCAACGATCTCGTCACCGACAACGAGGCGACGCGTGCGGCCATCGAGCAATCGATTCAGAACATGCTGTTCGTCAACGCCGCGCCCGGGCAGACGATCTATCGTTCATGGGTCGACGAGGCAATCTCCAACGCCATCGGCGAGGATCATCATACGCTCGTGTTTGACGATGCCGTGATGCCCGCGCCCGGCTACATGGCCGTGCTCGATACGATCCTCTACAGCGAATGACCGACAGGCATATCCGGCGCAGCGGCGACGATTACATCGACGCGCTGGCGGCGCTGTTGCCGGTCGGCCCGGCGTGGCCGCGCGAGAACGACTCGACGCTGATGGCGTTGATCGGCGGCCTCGCGCAGATCTGGGGCGATCCGGTCGACAAGCGCGCCGCCGACTTGCTTGAGATCGAAAGCGATCCGCGCACGACCGTTGAATTGCTGCCGGATTGGGAACGCAATTTCGGCTTGCCGGATCCTTGCTACACCGCGCCGCAATCCGTCGGCGAGAGGCAGCTCGCGCTCGTCATGCGAATGACGATGGTCGGCGCGCAATCGCGCGAGTTCTTTATCGGTGTCGCGGCGCAGATCGGCTACACGATCACGATCACCGAGTACCGCACGTTCGTTGTCGGTATTGATAGCGTCGGCGATGCGCGCGTCTATGGCGCATTGCCGCCCGACCCGATGCGCAACGAGTGGGGCAACCCCATCATGGACGCCGACGGCGACGCGCCGGTCGCCGACGGCGAGCTCTCCGAATATCCGTATTACGGACTCGGTCCCGATACGAACCGCTTTTTTTGGACGGTGCACGTCGATCAGGCCAAGCTCACTTGGTTTCGCTGCGCGTCCGGTCAATGCGGCATCGACCCGCATCTGCGCATCGGCGTCGCCGACGATCTCGAATGCTTGCTCGGCCGCTGGAAGCCCGCGCACACGTTCTTGATCTTCGACTATTCCGGCCTGAGTCATCCCGGCGATCCAATGGCCGGAACACCTTAAACGAGGACGCGATGAAATATCACGCACCCTACGGCGCGCCCGGTTCAAACGATCCGTACATCAACGGCAACCCGGCGACCGGCACGATGGGCTCGATCCCGCCCGCCGCCTCGATTGAGTTTCCGCAGCGCGAGATCGTGAACCTGATCGCGGCCGCTGGCCTGACGCCCGACGACGCCGACCTCACGCAATTGGCGCGCGCGATCCAGAGCGGTCACATCATCTATGGCGTCGATACCGGCTCGGCGACCGCCTACGCGGTGACACTCAACCCGCCGTTGCTGGCGTACGGCGACGGGCTGGCGATCTGGGTGTTGCCCGCCAACGCAAACAGCGGCCCCGCGACGTTCAACGTCAACGGCTTAGGCGCGCGCAACATCGTGCGGCGCGGCGGCGCGGCCTTGTCGCCGGGCGACATGCCGCAAGGCTACAAGTCGTTGCTCACCTACAACGCGCTGCACGCCAATTTCGAATTGTACGGCACCGGCTTTACCCCGGGCGGCTTCCTCCCGGTGTTGACCGCCAATACGAACCTGTACGTCAACGGCACGACCGGCGACGATGCGCTCTACGACGGCACGGCGGCGGCCGTGAGCGGCCCGCACGGCCCGTTCAAGACGCTCACCCGCGCGATGACCGAGACGTTCAAATACGGCCCGTCGCTCTACACCATGACCGTCAACGTCGCGGCGGGCACCTACAACGAGGCGTTCCAGACGCCGCCGTTGCGCGGCCCGATGATCGTGCTCAAGGGTGCTGGCGCGGGCAATACATTCGTCACCGGGGCGACCGATACGCACACGATCTTTTGCGGTTTCGGCAACACCATGTCGGTGCAAGATATCTGTGCGTCGGCGACGTTCGGCACCTACGGCCCGCCGTCGTGTTACGTCGCCTATAACGGCGGCTTTATCTATTCCAACAACACCGCATCCAATTCCGCGAGCGGCTTTGTGTTTTGGGCCGACAGCGGCGGCAAGATCGCTGTCGGCAATCACACGTTCAACGCCGGAAGCACATTTCAGGATGCAATCACCGCGACGAATTGCGCGTCGATTGCGCTTTACTCCGGTGTCGGCAAAACCATCGCCACCTATTCGTTCGGCGGTTCGGTTGTTGCAAGCACGGCGTTCGCCGCAGCATCGGGCGCGGGCGCGATCTACGCCTCGCCCGCGCCTTACACCAATCTGTTCTCCAATATCGGGTTTTTCAGCGGCCAGCGATACAACGCCAGTTTCAACGGCGTTATCTTTACGCAAGGGCTCGGGCCTAATTTCTTTCCCGGCACCGTCGCTGGCGGCGTGTCGAATGGCGGTCAATACGGCTGATCGGAGGATTCTCAATGTTCAACGCGCGCGATTGGTATTGGAGCGTCGGCGACGACGCGGCGAGAGTGTTTTCGTCGCGGCGCAACACCTATGTCGATGCGGCGAACGACGCCGACTATGCGGCATGGGCAAAGATCCACGGTCCCTATCCGAGTCAAGTCGAGAGCGAGTCCGACATTTGGTTTTATCTGCAAGAGTTCATGCCCGCGTGGCTGTGGAACGGCACGACGATGGCACAGCCGAGCGCGACAACCTACAGCAAGCACCAGCTCGCCGGTTACGCCGCCGAGGCGCGCGGGCGCAAGGAACAGGGCGGCATGACGCTGGCGACCGGAATGCCGATCCTTACCGACGAACGCGCGCAAGTGCGAATCCTGGGGCTGCGACTCGTCGCGCATGACAACGCGGCGCTCACGACCAAGTGGCTCGCCCCGGATGGAAAGTTTTACGACCTGACCGCCGCGCAGGTGATCGCCATGAGCGACGAGCTGCAAGCGCATATCAACGATTGCTTTGTGATCGCCGCCGACGTGCAAGCGCAGATCGCGGCCGGGGCGATCACGACGCGCGAGCAAGTCGACAGCGCGTTCGCGTGAAGGGCAACACATGGCGACCGTTAACATCACCGTGACGAACGACGCCGACTTTTACCGCAAGTTTCAATACATCATGTCGTCGTCGGGCGCGCCGATCAACATTCTCGGCGCGTCTATGGAGATGATGTTGCGGCGGCACGCCGAGGACGTCGAGGCGGTGCTGCGACTCGCCACCGATACCGGCGAGATCGTGGTGACAGATCCGGCCAACGGATTGTTCACGCTGTTGATCAGGCAAGACGTGTTGCAACACCTCGACCTCGGCGATTACGACCAATCGCTGATTATGACGAACGGCGTCGACAAGACAAAAATATGGTCGGGCACGCTGACCAACAACGCGGGGCCGACGCGATGAGCAACGTCGACATTGCCACCGACCGCGACGTGACGATTGATCCGGCGGGCGGCGCGGTCGTGGTGCTGTATCCCGACGATGTTGAAACCATTGCGACCGGCGACCAAGGACCACCGGGACCGGCTGGCGGGCCACCGGGACCAATAGGACCGCAAGGCTTGCCGGGGCCGTCAGGTCCAACCGGGCCAAACGGCGCGACCGGGCCGCAGGGACCAAAGGGCGATACGGGACCGCCCGGCCCCGACGGGCCGACCGGCCCGGCCGGGCCGCTAGGACCGCAAGGCGTGCCCGGCCCGACCGGGCCCGCCTCGACGGTGCCCGGGCCAGCGGGGCCGACCGGCGCGACCGGGCCGCAGGGACCGAAGGGTGATACAGGCGCGACCGGCGCGACCGGGCCGCAGGGACCGGCTGGCGCGGATGGCGCGGGCGCGCCCGGCACCGCGCCACCGATCATGGACAGCACGGCGGCGGTCGGCACGTCGATGCTGTTCGCGCGGCAAGATCATGTGCACCCGAGCGACACCTCGCGCGCCGCCGATGCCAGCGTCGTCAAGATCACCGCGCAATCGCTGACCGCGCCGCAGCAGCAGCAGGCGCGACAAAACATTTACGCCGCGCCGTTCGATGCAATGGCCTACAGCGGCTTGCAGAGTAACGGCGGCATGGAGGTTAGTCAGGAAAATGGTAGCGCGGGCCTCGCCGTGTCCGGTGTTGCAAAATACATTATCGATGGGTGGGCGGTTCAATCAATCGGGACGCAGGTTTTATCGTCGCAGCAGAACACGACACTATCATTGGCGGGGACCGGGTTTATCGCAGCGTTATCGACCAGTGTGACAACGGCCAATGCGTCGCCCGCAGCCGGTCATTATTGTTCATTCATCCAAAAAATCGAGGGATGGCGCGTTGCGCGGCTGGCATGGGGCACAAGCAACGCTCAACCCGTCACGTTAGGTTTCTGGGTCTATGCCGTCCGTACCGGCAATTATTCTGGCTCAATCAGCAATGGAGCGTTCAACCGTTCTTATCCGTTTTCCTTTACGGTCAACGCCGCAGCGACGTGGGAATACAAGACGGTCACCATCCCCGGCGACACCACCGGCACATGGGCCAAGGACAATACAATAGGCTTGCAAATCAACATTGCGATGATGGCGGGCAGCACTTACCAAGCCGCCAACGGCGCATGGACGGCGGGCGGCTTTCTTGGCGTTACAGGCACGATCAACGGCGTCGCCGCAACATCCGACGTGATGGCGATAACCGGCGTGACCATGCATTCCGGCAATGAAGGGCCGAGCGCGGCGCGCTCGCCGTTCATCGTGCGGCCTTATCCGCAAGAGCTGGAAACCTGCAAACGATACTGGCAATTGGTGATGCCGGAAACCCGAGCGGGCGCATTTTCCGGTTCGGCATTTTTTGGTGCTACCTATCCGTTTGTCGAAATGCGCGTCCAACCAACGATCACGATAGTTGCTGTTGGTATAAGCGCCAATGCGTCCGCCTATACCTTTGTTGCCTTGAGCAACAAGGAAGGGCGAACGTCGCTGACCTCCGCCGCCGCTGGCGATTGTTATGTGCTCTCGCGCACCTATTCGCTCGACGCGAGGCTATGATGGCCGACTATCAACTCACCGACAGCGACGTCGTGATCCGTACGATGGACGGCGCATCCATCCCCAACGATCCGGCCAACCGCGACCGCATCGAATATGAGGCGTGGCTCGATGACGGCGGCGTGCCCGATCAGTATGTGCCACCCGCGCCGGTCGCGCCCGAGCCCGCGCCGGAAACAACGGTGCTTTACGATCACGAAAATCGCTTGCGCTCGCTAGAGGGGCAACCGCCGCTGACCATTGGCGAGTTCTTGAGCAAGGCAAAACAGCAACCCGCGCCGGAACAAAGGCGCAAACGGAAATAGAGAATGGCAATCGAAGCAACCGGCACGGTCGTCGGCGTTGTCGTTGTGATGATGCTGGCAGTCGGCGGAATGATCTATTCGCAAAGCGACGCACAACCTTTGAAGCCGGTTTGTGTCACCGACGAGGACCGCGTTCTTATTCGACGGCAAGTCTTGTCGGCGGTCGATGATGCGCTCCACGATCACATGAAGGCGTTGTTCATTGGCTGGATAAAAGATCCGCGCGATCAACCGGCACGCGCCTCGGCCGGTATTCAAGCCGCCATCGTTGCGTACCAGCGCGCTCGCGCCGATGCGCTGAAATGGAATCCGGCCAGTTGCTAGAGGAAACACAATGACGATGCAGGTGCGCGGCACGGTGTCGACATTCGGGGGACCGGACGACCTCGGCGTTGCCGCCGATGAAGGGCTCGCGCTCTACAGCGACACGAGCCAAAAGCCCGAATTATTCTTGAGCTATCAGCCCGAGGGCACGACCGGCCTCGCGCGGCGCTTGAACCCCGACACGTTTTATGTCGCGTGCCGATGGGATTACGACGTGCATCCCAAGTCGATGCTCACCGAGGAAATGGCGTTGATCCACGCCCCGGCGACCGGGCGCTCGCTCAAGGTTTACCCTTGTGATTGGGGCCCGCACGTCGACACCGGGCGCGTCGCCGACATTTCGCCGGGCGCGATGGAATATCTCGGGATCCAGACCGACGACGAGATCGAGCTCGTGTTCCCGTTCACGACGCGCGGCTCGACGCCGGGCTACAGCCGCATCGTGATCTCGTCCGGTCACGGCAAGTATGTGCGCGGCGCGAGCGGCGTGCTCGATGAGGTCGACGAGGCCCGGCGTGTCGTCGAGTGCGTGGCCGACGGGCTGCGCGAGCTTGGCGTTGAGGTCGACACGTTCCACGACGACGTGAGCAAAACGCAAAACGAAAACTTGAATCGCATCGTCGACTATCACAACTCCCAGGATCGCGACCTCGACATATCGGTGCATTTCAACGCGTATGTTGAGACGACCTCCCCGATGGGGACCGAATGCCTTTACGTCACGCAAAGCGCGCTCGCCGATCATGTCGCGCACGCCATCGCGTCCCTCGGCTTTATCAATCGCGGCGCGAAAAAGCGCACCGATCTGTTTTTCCTCAATCAGACGACGATGCCGTCGATTCTGATCGAGGTCTGTTTCGTCGACAGTTCGGCCGACGCCGCGCTTTATGATCAACGGTTCGCCGAGATCTGCGCGGCGGTTGCTGGCGTGTTGGCTGGCGACGAGGCGCGCGTCGCGGTCTGACGTTACCTCCCGGCGACAACTTGAAGGCCCCGCACCATGCGGGGCCTATTTTTTTTGCCTTGTGCGATCTAGCGTTTGCAAATGGCGGGGGGCCGATTCGGGACGCGACCGCCATGCAGCCCGCGTACTATGCGCTCGCGCTCTATGCCGCTTTTGCGATTGGCGGCTCGCTCGGGTTTTTGTTCGCGTCGCTTTGCTACATGAGCAAAGCCGCCGACGAGAACGAGCCGCGCTAGATCCCGAACGTCTTGCCGCGCGCGCGATGGGCTTCCTCGGTTTCGACCGCGCCGCCGACCTCGTGCCATTTGCCATCGCTGGAAAGCGCGGGCGCGAACAACGTCACCGCATCGCTCGACGAAAAGCGGACGATGGTCGCTTTGCCCTCGGCCGCCCGGCGCGCGACGTATTTGCGAAACGCGGGCGCTCGATGCGCGTTGCGATGGGCCGGATCGCACCATACCTGCACGACCTCGACCGGGGATTCCGTGCCTGTATCGGGATCGCAAAGCGATACCCAATCCGGCAGCATGTCGATCACGAGATGCGACTTGTCGGGACGTTTTTGATCGGCGGTATCGTCGTCGACGAGCCAACGGCAATTCCAGAAAAAGCACGAGCGCGGCATCCGCCCCGGCATGTGATAGACCGAGCAACCGCCCGTAATTTGATACATG